ATAGCCATTAAAACCGCATTCACATTTTCAAACGCACAGAAGAATACTTCTACACTCAAACACAATGTTGAACTTTTTAAAACAATTTATCCCAGTTGGTAATTTGCCAACTAAATTTATAGATGGTGTATTTACATTGCGTACCTACAAAAGCTTACAGTTTGATGGGTACGTTGATGATCAACGTAAACATGAAAGAGATCCTGAAGAAGTTAGGGTCTTAGAGCGCATAACGTCGAGTGCTTTAAAAAAAACATCAGATGGGGTAGGTAAAATGAGGAAGATGGTTAAGAGCTTGGTTAACCTAACAGTTTTTGGAAAAAGAGGACAGGTACACTTTTCTGTTAGAAATACGTCGTATTTCGGTTTAAACAAAGAGATGTTAACTACAACGGGTATGTTGAGTCATACTGCCATACTTAAGTCACTTAAAGAGATGAATTCTAATTCAGACATTAAAGAGCAGCGGCTTAATAACTTTATTGAAGCAGCACTAACTAATCAGTTCTATGACAACTCGACTGCCTTGATTTTTTGCTTTCTAATGAAGTATTATAAGATGGTGATCGCTAATCGCATGAATGTACATACCATGAGGATTGTTATTGGGGCTGATGTTTTGGTATCATGGTATGGTTTAACAGAAGACCTGATTTTTGATGGATTTAGAACTTACCTGATAACTAAAGGGATAACAGGAGTATCTTGTATGTATCGTGACAGCTTATCGTATATGTTAGAGATTAAAAGGTACTTGAATGATCTAAACCAGGATCTGGTGACGGCTATTAATGCTAAGACTTTAGACCCTAGGCAAGTAGAAGGTCTAGAATTGACACTTAAATACTGGAAAATGTATGAATATAACGATGGGCACTCTAGGTCGGGTAACTGCTTTGGTGACCACTTAGACTTTATTCATAATAAGTTTTTAGTTCCGCAAGAAGTTAATGGTATATCAGCACCGATGTTGCCAATTATTACAGCAACAAAAAAACGTAATACCTGACAAAGACGAAGTTATTGCTATGTTAACAAACAGGGATGGCTTTGTAGACTGCACAGGCCTAACTGAACGTGAAATGTCAATACTTGAGTGGTCATTACAAGGAAATGTACGTAATACACCCTTTTTGGTTGATCAAGAATTTACTATGATGCAGGCAGGTAATAGAGTTGTAGCATTTAACGCGCCTGGGCCTGGAGGTAACGCTGACAATATAAGAGAGACAGAAGTATTAAATTGTCTTAAAAAATTAATAACTACTCACAGGTGGCATCAAGAATTCTATAATGCCATAATTTTGCTTAAAGACTGGGTGTCACAACCTAGTACTGAGACTGTAGAAAGTCATTGGTGGACAAACCTAGATAGAGGAATCGCATTACCACAGCTAGGGCTTAAAAGAGCTATATTCCCACATTTGTTAAGGGGGGAGGCAGTTTGTATAACTAGGGAAGCGCTAGAGATGTATGATAATGTATTTATGAATAAAAGACACATGTTTGTAGAATCCGCCTTATTGGTAGCAGCATATAGCTGGGGCGAATATTTGCTACGTTATAACGCAGAAAGTACCACCCAGCTTTTGCTACTTAGAAATAGTGCAGGCAATGAAGAATTGAATCCACATGAAAGAGTGACTGCAATACAGAGTGCCCTATTAGCAACTGGAGTACCAGTGTGTAACTTTAAAGGAGCAGGTACATTTATAATAGGTGATATGGAACAACAATCAAAAAACATAGTAAAATTTGGCCATATCGATATTGAACATCTAGGTGATTACGGTTACCATCTGAACGGACAAAATGTAATTGTAAACTCAGTAGTACCACCAGGGGCTACTAGCTTAATTGTGGGATTAGCTTCTAGTTTATTACAAGGGACACCATTAAATGCAGAATTTGCTATACCGCCAGTACATATGGTGGTAGTGGATAGCAGATTCCAACGAGGAGTGTACTTTAAAGACTTATGGGCTATGGGTGTAGTACATCGCTGGAATGGTTTTGATCTGACCTATAGAACACCTGTTAGTTTAAACAGGCATAAGATGTATGCTGCAAATAATGTTAGTATAGCTCTACCACCTGTATTCCCTCCAACAGTAAGGCAAAATGCCTATTACGTATATAATAATAGCACCGAAAGAGAACATTGTTTCGGTGATGATTTCCAATGGGCACAAGACAAAATTACTAGGTTTACCTGGATAACCAGTCGAGTGGAGATGTTAGATGGTACTAATTATAATTCACCACCAGTATTTGACTATTTTGAAAAGGTGCAGATACCTAGAAAGATGGAATTCGTTGAAATGCAAGGATTAGACATAGTGACAGCAGTGGTTAGTAAATTTAACATCTCGGAGCGTTTTTTTTACCTAGAGAAGCTAAAAGCAGGGTTGCCTCTACCCAGCGAAAGAAAACCGTTAGACTTATTAGAGGAAGAACCGACAATCAGTCAGGAGGAGAAAAATACATCAGAGGAGACACCGGTGGCTTCAGGAAGTGTAGCCCAGTCTTAGGTGACATGACAAGATTTTATGATAAGTGTATACCCATGTACATAAAGAAAAGGAATGATGTCAAAGATACGATTGGACAAGTATGTCAGCTGGAAGAGGCAGATTTTATCTTATTTGAAATAGTTGAGGGGCTACAAGGAATAGGTAATAAATATTTATTTTTAGAAAAGCAGGCTGTGTACGTATCTTGTGTATATTATAATTCTAACAATGTAACGGCTATGTATATTCACAAAGAAATGTATCTTAATAATATTAGCGAGGATGTAAAGTTAAGATTGTCTAAAGTAATGTATGGCCATGACTTATTCAGTTATGGACTTATTAGTACGCCAAGAGTAGCACAAAGCATTTTACATATCAAGGATGTACAATATGAGAAATTTTTAGAAATTTATAATGTTGATGAAAACATTTGTAAATATGATTCGCAGTTTGAACAAGATGAAGACGAAATAAATTCAATGTTAGAAATAATTACACCTATAATAGATGGGACCCGCAAATTAAGAGTCGATCGTGTGTCAGCATACCATTTGCGGCACATCACAGTCAAAGAATTAGCTAGGTATGGAACTAGGGATATAGCAATCAAAACATATAAAAATAAAAAACTTATTGAAAATGTACTTAAATTTGATTTGACTGAAACTTTCTTTTGTGGTCTACTAATTTGGTTGATGTTATTACCGCCCAAACAAGCAGACATGTTTTGTTTATCAGATGTTCATACTTGGTTATATAATAATGAAGAAGAATTTTTTTCAAAGATTAAGAAGTATTTTACACTTAAACTCAAAGCAGTTCAAAATTTAATTAATATTGATCTAACACCCTTTTTTGAGATGGAGGTGTTAGTAAATAGAGGGATGGGTAACATCAGTTGGGAAGAAGAAGAAGAGCATAGGACAAAACCTAACGTATGTACTATACCCGCAGTGGACATCTATAAGTATAGTTTAGAGTTATTTTCGGATATAAGAATGACTGGCTCAAAACCTAGAAATAAGAAATGGTCAGATTTCTGGGAAAGTAGGTGGGAATGGGCACCAACGGGAGTATACCATACTCAATATGATGAAGATAATAGGTATTTAGATGAAGAAAAAGAGTGTAGGAATAAACTAAATGCTTTGAGTAGGATGGAAGAGAAAGAGGTTGTACATTTCTTAGACAGAGCACCAAGTATGGTAGCTTGGCCTTCGATCAAATATGAGTGGGGTAAACAAAGGTCAATATATGGGGTAGATATAACTAATTTTATATTATCTGCTTTTGCGTTTTCAGATTGTGAGGATGTGTTGGCAGCTAAATTTCCGATTGGTAAAGCTGCTACTGAGGGTAACGTACGTAGTACTGTAAAAGAAGTTCTTAGGAATGGAATACCATTTTGTTTTGATTTTGAAGATTTTAATTCCCAACATAGCACTATAAATATGCAGATGGTGTTGGAGGCTTATCTGTATATTTTTAAAGAAGATATGTCTGATGATCAAATCAAGAGTGTTAAGTGGGTAATGCAGGCATTAGGAAATGTGAGAATTCTAGATATCCATGATAGGAATAGGTCTTATGAAGCAGCTGGTACACTATTATCAGGTTGGCGGTTAACTACCTTTATGAATACGGTTCTGAATTATGTTTATACTAAAATAAGTATGGGCAACAATGATAATATGGTTAGTACACATAATGGAGATGACGTATTAGCAGGAGTATTAAATTTAAACGAATTACTAGATTTTTTAAATAACTCTAAGAAGAATAATATAAGGTACCAACGAAACAAGTGTTACCTTGGAGCAATTGCTGAATTTTTGAGAGTGGACCATCTTAAAGGAGTAGGTGCACAGTATCTGGCTAGGGCAGTTTCTACATTCGTACATGGTGCAACAGAAACGAG